CTATTATAGATAAGAATAGACATGGAATAAGAAGAGAAATTCCAGCAGCAGGATATAAAGCAGTAAAAGCTTTGAATAAGAAGAATAAGAAGAAGAAATAGATATGGGTATATTAATTAATATATCTATAAAAAATATCAGAAACGTATGCGTAATGTCAATATGTATACCAATTATGCATATATATGAATATATGTCAAGGGAGATATGATGGGTTATCCAACATTTACTGAAGAACAAATATCAGAATTTATTGAATGTGCAAATGAAATGGGAATTGGACCAGCAATGCGGTATTTAGGATTTCCTAAATCCTATCACACCGCAAAGAAGTTCTATGTCCAAAGAAATTTAGATATGCCAAGTGCTAATACATTAGCTGTTATGTCTAAACAATTAGATATATTTTATAAGGATAAGGATAAGGTTATTGCCGCCCAGGCAATTATAGATAGGGCGGTGGAGAAACTATATGAAGAAGATCTCCTTGCAGAAGATATAAATAAGCTATCAAATGCTATACATAAAGCTATACAAACAATTAATCTAATTGAAGGTAAATCTACAAATATAAATGAGAATAGATCTAAAGATGGAACAGATCTAGCAATTGTCGACATTTTAAATGAAGCTAAAGCAAGAAACAATTTAATTAAAGATAAGATTGATACCACCCAATCATAATAGATTTGTTTAAATTTTTTTTTTGCTACTCTAGATAAATTTCTATAGTAAAAAGTATATATATGCCAATTAGGAGTAAATTGAACTTAGAAGAATATTTAGCAGATATAAACCCAGAATTATTAACAATATCTGAAGGGCGTAGAGAACTTACTAAATATGATCCAATGTTATTTGCTCTGATATATTTACCACATCACTTAAAGAATGCAAACGACGATCTCACTTTATCTGAATTCCATTGGGCTTTGGCTGAATATGGAAAATCTTGGATTAATAAGCCAACTAGACCTAAACAGCATAGAGATGCTTTCATAGCACCTAGAGAATGCGGTAAGTCTACATGGATCTTCTTGATACTGCCTTTGTGGGCCGCCGCCCATGGGCATATTAAATTCGTAGCAGCGTTCTCAGATGCTGCGTCTCAAGCTGAGACTCACTTGATGACATTTAAAAATGAATTGGACACTAATGAATATCTCAAAGCAGATTACCCCACACTATGTACACCTAAAATTGTCGGTGGCACTGGGCGTTCCCTTGCGAATAATAGCTGGAGAATTGTTCAGGCAAATGATTTTATCTTTGATGCTAATGGCATTGATACCAACTCTTTGGGTAAGAAAGTATTTGGTCAAAGACCAGACCTGATCATCCTAGACGATATAGAAAAGGGTGAAAAGAATTATTCTGAATATCAGGCAGGACAACAGAGAAATACTGTATTTGATGATATTGCACCTATGAATATATATGCTCGTATGATTATTGTGGGAACCACCACTATGCCTAATTCTATGATGGATCAATTTAGAAAGCATTCTGAAGGACACACAGATAAGGAGCTACAGTGGATTACAGACCAGAACGTACGTGTTCACTACTTCCCAGCCATCATGACTGATGATAGTGGCTCAGAACGCTCCGTATGGCCTGAGAAGTGGCCTATAGACTGGCTTCAAAGCCAAAGACACCTACGTGATTTTGCAAAGAATTATATGAACAGACCAGTTAATGCTGATGGCAATTTCTGGACTGAGCAAGATATTATTATTGCTGAATTAGAGGAATATGGAAATACAATTATTTCTATTGACCCAGCAGTAACAAAGAATAAGATTTCTGACTATACGGGCATAGCCGTATTGTCCAGAGGTGATGATGACAATATTTACGTTAGAGAAGCCGTTCAGCTGAAGGTTTCTCCATCTGAATTATCTGACAGAATCGCCAGCCTTGTAGATATATATCAGCCTGGAGTAATCTATGTAGAAACTAACCAGGGTGGAGATCTTTGGCAAGACGTATTTAAAGATATTCCAGTAAAATATAGATCTGTAAGGCAAACTGTTTCAAAGCAAATCCGTGCAGGTAAAGCTTTGAACTTTTATCAACAGGGAAAAATTAGACATACCGCACATTTCCCTGCGCTAGAAGAACAAATGTGGGCATTCCCAAAAATCTCACATGATGACATTCTAGATGCGGTAACGTCTGGAATCCTATATTTCTTGGATGATAAATCACCTAAGATATTAGCCAGACAACTAAATTACTTAAGGAGATAAAATGTCAGACATTAAGAAGGCATTTGATCACATAATTGCATCTAGAGATGCCTACATCAAGGCAGAAGCCTATTATGACGGTAATCAGCCAGAGGTTTTTCAATCTCAGCGCTGGAATCGCATATTCCGCTTTGAAAACGCAGACTTTAGATTCAATTTTGCTAAAACTGTAGTAGATTCTGTTCACAATAGACTTGATATTAAGCAAGTTATGGCTGTTGAACAATCTGCAAATGATTATTTAAATACAGTATTTGATCAGACAGATATTAAATTAGATATGAATGAGATTCATCGTAATGCTTTGGTTTATGGCGATTGCTATGCAATTGTCTGGCCAGATGCAAATGGAGTTGTAGCAATTGATTACAATTCTCCAAAGACGACAACACTCGTTTATGACCAAGAAAATCCAAGAATTAAGTCATTTGCTGCAAAAATGTGGCAGATAGAGACTGAAACTGAAAAAGTTATTAAACTAAATCTATATTATCCAGATCGTATTGAGAAATATGAAGGAAGAGGCGATTTAGAGATATTAACTCATGCTCCACAATTGGCTTTAGTAGAAACTGTGCCAAATCCTTGGAATGAAATTCCAGTATTTCACTTTAGAACACATAAGCCATATGGAAAGCCTGAGCACTATGATGCTTATGGCCCACAGGATGCAATTAACAAATTAATCAATACTCATATGTACACAGTTGATTATCAGGGTGCACCACAGCGTTATGCTCTTGCTAATGGCAATAACACCGCTGAGTTGGAAGATTTTGCTGAAGATGATACAGCTAGAGAGAATTTAAGTTCATTACAGAATGGTCCTGGCCAATTATGGTACCTACAGGGCGTTTCTGCAGTTGGACAATTCCCAGCAGCTGATCCAGCAACATTTACCAATCCTGTAAATGAATTTGTGGCTGATATGGCTGCAATTACATCAACTCCAATACATTACTTCACAAGTGGATCATATATTCCATCTGGTGAGGCACTTCGTGTCTCTGAAGCACCTTTGACCAAGAAGGTTCTTAATCGCCAGTTGGCATTTGGTTCAACTTGGAGAGATTTGTTTAAATTAATGTTGAGAATTGAAGGAATTACTTCAGATGTTGAAATTGTCTGGGCAAATCCAGAAACAATTGACTCTGTAGACCAATGGGACATTGCTGTACGCAAGAAGAGCGTAGGTATGCCTTTGGAACAAATTTTGATAGAATTGGGATACGACACAGAGATTGCAGCACAAGTTGCTGAAGCTTCAGTTGTCCCAACAAATCAGACAGAAAATATATCGCTTCAAGCCACAGGCGTGAATGCAAATAACCTAGCTGTAGAACAAGCTGCAGCAGAAAGAAATGAACAGGTATAAAAATGGAAGAAAATACTCAGATGGATGGTACGTCCGACGAGATTAAAGATCCAGCTGCCGTACTAGCAGCTTTGGACCGTGCTAAGAAGGATGCGAAGGCAGCCAGAGAAGAAAAGGAAGCCCTAGAAGCTAGATTGGCACAATATGAGCAAGATAACGCTAAAGTTAGCGGGAAATTGCTAAGAGAAAAAGTAATTCAGGAATTAGCTAAATTAAATATTACTAATACTGAAAGAATTCTTAAATTTGTAAAGTTTGAAGGTCTATCATTTGATGATGAATTAAATATATTAGGTCTTGATGAACAAATGAACGAATTGAAAGCAGATTTTCCAGAATTATTTGATCCAAAGTTGCTAGTCGCAGGAAAAGCAGATTCAGCAGAGTCTGCACCAGTAGATAAGAAATTATCAGCCTCAGAACGCCAAGCAATGGCTGTTTTGGGTAGAAAATAGACTGATTTTATTGTATAATTGTTGGATGCAAGGCACCAAATGGACGTTTGGACTTGCGACCATAGATATATTGGACGATAATCTATTTTCAAGTTCAAATTAACCTAAATAAGGAGAAAATAACATGGCAAGAACAGATTTTACAGAAGCCAATGGTTACATTCTCGAAGAGCAGGGTTCAACAGTAATCCAAGACCTCATTGCTAATTCAGCAGTTGAGCGTTTTGCTCGTCGTGAAGTAATGGCTTCCCGCACAAAGACTGTACCACGTTTTCTATCAGACGCTCCACAGGTAGTTGCAGAGGGTGGAACAATCCCAGAAGCAGCAGCTACTCTAGATGAGATCGTATTGACAGCACGTAAGTACGCACAAATTATGCACGTTTCAGAGGAAGATCTAAATGACAACCTCGTAGACGTTCTAACAGTTTACAAGAGAGAATGGGCAAGCCGTTGGGCTCGCAAGTTCGATAACGCATGTCTTGGAGTTCATGCTGCAGCTGATGGAGATGACGGCCAGCCGTTTACATCTCTATACCGTGCAGTATCACCAGGATCAGCAGGTGCAAACCTAATTCAGACAGGTGGAGCAATGTCCTATGATGACCTTAACAATGCCCTTGGTATTGTCGAAGATTCATCAAAGTTTGATTCAGCTAACACAGTCTGGATGGCACATCCAAAGATGCTTAAGGAAATCCGTGGAATGGTCAAGGGTAACTCTGACCTAGTTCTACCAGATCCATTAGCAGGAACACCAGGATCTCTATTTGGATATCCATTGGTAATTTCATACGGAGCTGCTAAGACAGCTGCTGCAACTGATGCACCTGGAGCAAACGATAACCCACTTCTAATAGTTGGTAACCGTAACATGCTTATCAACGGTATCCGTGGTGGCGTTGAGTCAGCAGTTTCACGTGATGCAGAATTTACAAAGGATGGCGTTCTTCTCAAGACACGAATTCGTCGTGGCTTCGCTGTTGCTGATGCTGACGCATTTGCAATTATCGAGAAGACTAGCGCATAAGGAGGAACTAAATAATGCCAAGCAAACTATACGGTAACTTCTTAAAACAAGCACTCAATAAGGAAATTGATTGGGATTCAGATACCATTAAGGTAGCTCTTCTCAGCTCTTCCTACACACCTAACCAGGATACTCACGATTATTTCGATGATGTATCAGCTAATGAAGTAACTGGTACAGGTTACACCACTGGTGGAATTACTTTGTCTTCAAAGACCTCCACATATGATGGTACAAACAACGTAATCGTACTTGATGCAGCTGACGTAACATGGTCATCTTCAACAATTACTGCTCGTTATGCAGTAGTTTATAATGATTCAGGTGCTTCAGCAGGTACTAAAGCTCTTATTGGATATGTTGACTTCGGTTCAGACCAGTCTTCAACCAATGGTAACTTTACAATCACATGGGATTCGACAGGTATTGTCAGAATCACAGTAGCATAAGGTAAAACGCAAATGGATGTAAGAGTAGAAGCGGGACCACTAACAGCAGCCGCTGTAGCCGTGGAGTCAAATATAACTGTCGTAGCCCTTTCTGGTGTCGTCGTCGTAGCTCCAGTTATATCTCGCTTCTCTCTTGCTCCTGTAATTTCAGTAGGCGGAACAAGTATTTCTTCAATAACACCAACTAAGCTTTTGATAGGAGTTAAGGCGTAGCCCAGGCTGCGCCTATTTTTATGGCCTCATATTATGATCAAGTAAATGGACTAGCACCAAGAGTCTGGTATCGTTTTAACGAAACAGCAGGTACTCCTGTCAATTCAGGTGGGTTAACAACAACAGCAACCTTTAATAGCCTTCTTCTAAATGAACAAACAGATGTAGATGGTCGTGCTACTTATTTTGATGGAACTTCATCATACATTCAATTAAATTCATGGCCAGCATTTTCATTATTTGACGACAAATCATTTACAATTGAGACTTGGTTTAAATTATCAAACACAACTAATGGCGGAAACCTATTTAGATTTTCTGGAGCAAATCCAGTATCTAATACTATACAGGTAATTGCACAAGGCTCAGCAGACGGAAGATTACGTTTAAATATGGTGGGACTTGGAGAACAAGTTGCTGATAGAGACACATATACAACTGGAACATATTATGATTCTAAATGGCATCATCTTGTAATTGCAGTAAATACAACATCTTTAAAAATGTATATTGATGGACAATTACAATTTACAAAAACTTTAACAACTGGTACATTAAACTGGGACAGTTATAATAGTTCATCAAATTATTCAAGATTAATTGGTACAGGCCGTTCAAATACCTCTGAAACATTATCATCTACTAAATATCAAGGATGGCTAGATGAATTTGCTATTTATAATTTTGAATTATCAGCACAACAGGTATCAGACAATTTTAATGCTGGTGCATCTGTAAATTTTGCTGATGCTCCTGGAACTGCCAGCGCTTTGGCAGTAATGCCAGCTTTCTCTGTAGAAACTATCTTGGCTGCTGATCCAATGACTGCCAGCGTAGCATCTGGAGATCATTACAACTCAACAGTAACATTCCCTAAATTATTAGACACGTATATGAAGGAATTAACTCTTCAGACTTGGTTTAAATTTGATAAATTAAAAACATTAACAGATTATGGAACAGAGCCAACTAGAGCTTCTGCCTGGGGTCCACTTATTACAAATAACCCTACTGGCGGTATTCAGGGTTCTGGACAGCTTATATTAAAAGATGATGCTAACACTATTAATACTCTTAGACAAATTACTCCAGCTGGAGTAGGAATTGCTGGATTATTATCTGATGAAGATTTTACAATTGGATTTTGGACAAAGAAATTAGTTAAAGAACAAGCATTTATGGCTAGTTCTTATAAATCTGACAATACACAGAGTGTTAATTTCCAATGGAATACAGATGGCGGAATTACATTTGCAATTACTGCAAATAATAATACTTATACTGTCTCATCTACAACAGATATTACAGATGGAGAATGGCATTTTGTTGTAGGTAAATTATCTTCAAATACAATGCAATTATGG